GATCTGAAATCGAAACCAGTTCTTAAGAAACCAGTTACGAGGAGTAACAATGAGCAAGATAACAATAGCGTTGAGCGTAGTGCTTTTATGGAGTCCATTAACCAAGGCAGCCATAGATTCCGTCCGTTGCTTTGAAGTAGAGGAGGTATTGAAAGTAGTCGATGGGGATACGATAGATGTGCGTATCAGAGTACTGCCTATAGACCTTTCGCTGTTAGCAGACCTACGGATACGTATGGAGGGTATCAATGCATGGGAGTCTAGAACAAAAGACCTTGCAGAGAAGAAGCTTGGGTTGGCTGCAAAGAAACGTCTTGTAGAACTAACGCAGGGTGACCTAGAGGTATGTCTGTCAGGCAAAGGGAAGTATGGGCGATGGTTAGGCACACTGTTTAGCGGTGAGACTGACATTAATCAGCAGCTAGTAACGGAAGGGCACGCCCATGATTATGACGGTGGTAAGCGCAAGGCATTTGGGCAGTGAGAATTAGACTTACAGTAGATATGGACACAGACGATCAAGAGGATCGTTTCCTATTAGAAGACATTCTATACACGCTACAACAATTGCGAGGGGATACAGATGGCTATGACACCGGAAGCGAAGGTGAAGAAGAAAGTAGTTGAGCAGTTGAAAGCTATGGGTGCGTACTACTTCTTCCCTGCGACAGGGGGATACGGCAAGTCAGGCGTACCAGACATCGTAGGCTGCATAGGTAGTAAGTTCTTTGGTATTGAATGTAAGGCAGGTAAGAACACACCTACTGCATTACAAGAGATGAACCTACGGGAGATAACTACGGCAGGAGGTATAGCCTTAGTTATCAACGAGGGAAATGTAAAGCTGGTAACTGTTTTATTACAGGCTGCAAGGGTATCGGATTTTCAGGGTACTAATTTTAACTTAGAGCTAGACATATGAAAGATAAGAAACCAACAGTCTCCATGCCTCAAAGAGGGCATAAGCAGAAGCCGAACCATCCATGGAGCGGTAAGACTTGGATATCTACCATCCGTAAGAAGCAGAGGGAAGAGAAGGATAAAACTAAATGATAACCCTATACCTGTTCACTACCTTCGGGATATTTGCTTGGGGTGAGTACCCTACATACGATGTCTGTAGAGATGTACAGGTAGAGTTAGTGGAGTGGTTTAGTGGGAGCAACGACCAAGACCTATATTCAATCGACTGTATAGCGTTAGGAGAAATCAAATGAGTAGCAAGGACATAGACCATAAGCAGTTAATAATAGCGAAATGCTATGAGTTAGCGTTATTTGATTGCAAAGATGCCAAGTATAAAGCACATGTACATGGTACTGATTACCCATCTTATAAGATTGACGAGATGGCAATGCACTATTTGGATAACATTATTAAAGCCGCACACGAATGGAAGAGGGCAGAAGATGAGTGACCCAAGTAGATCAGACGGCTCTACAGCAGCGGCAATGACGAAGACCTCTACTCAATTGATTGTATCGCGTTAGGGAGTACTTATAGGGAGATACGTTATGCACCTCCAGAACTTGTTTGGAGATGAGAAGTATTTAAAAGACCCTATGGCTGACGGGGAGAGTGATTATTCGCATCCCGGTGACAGAGCAGTGGGCGTAGGGGCACAGAGAGGTGACGGGGATCAGCTACGAAAAGCTTATGACCGCGACCTTATGGAGAAATTTAAAAAAATCTCTGCTGATATCCAAGGGCATGGGGGTCAGATGTATGTTGACAACAAGCTTGGGTATTACCGGCTGGAGTTTGGAGGTAAAACTATAAAGAAGTTTTCGATAGGTACATGGAAAAATTACTCTTTATCTCTAAAGACAAACCTATTTAAAAATGCACTCAGGATAATTATTAAACGTATTGAAGACCGCGATGCTGAAAGATTAGCGCGGTGGAAGGTTGATAAAACAAAAGGAAATGACACTAATGAGTGATCCAGTAAACCCAGAACATTACAAGCAAGGCGATATAGAGTGCATCGAAGCCATACGTGCAAGCATGACTGCCGAAGCATTCAAAGGATACCTTAAAGGTACCAACATGAAGTACATGTGGAGATACGAGGACAAGCAAGCATCAAATCCGCTTGAAGATCTCAAGAAGGCTCAGTGGTTCTTGGATGAGTTGAAGAAGGTTGTGTCGAAGGAGCGGAACCAGTAATGGACTTAATAACAGTAGACTTTGAAACGTACTACAGTCAGGAGTTCTCGCTGACAAAACTAACTACTGAAGAGTATGTTAGAGATAGGCGTTTTGAAGTCATTGGCGTAGCGGTGAAGATAAACAATGAACCTACCGAATGGGCTAGTGGTACTCACGAACAAATACAGACTTTCCTTGATACGTTTAATTGGGGGGATAGCATGGTAGTGGCGCATAACACCATGTTTGACGGTTCCATTATGAACTGGAAGTTTGATATTAACCCAAGGATATGGGCTGATACTATGTGTATGAGCAGGGCTTTGCGAGGTGTAGAGGTGAGCCATTCTCTTAAAGCTACTGCTATCCGATATGGGTTAGGTATAAAAGGCACAGAAGTATTAGCTGCAAAAGGTAAACAGAGAGAAGACTTTACTACTCAAGAGTTAGGTAGGTATGGGGACTATTGCATAAACGATGTAGAGCTAACCCATAAAATATTTAAGAAGCTCGTTAAGAATTTCCCTACTAAAGAGCTACGTGTCATAGACGCTACCCTACGTATGTTCATTGATGCCGTTTTAGATTTAGACCTTGGCTTGTTAGAAGAACATTTAGAAAACGTGAAGGTACGTAAGGATAAACTTCTACTAGAGGCTAACGTTACGAAGAAAGACCTGATGAGTAATGATAAGTTTGCAGAACTGCTCAAAGGGTTAGGGGTAGTACCTCCTACTAAGATCAGTGCCAAGACAGGTAAGGAAGCGTTTGCCTTTGCGAAGACTGACGAAGGGTTAAAAGAGCTTGAGACACATGAAGATGACAGGGTGCAAACACTAGTAGCAGCGAGACTAGGTAACAAAAGTACTTTGGAAGAAACAAGAGCGCAGCGGTTTATTGACATAGCCAAGCGGGGAACCCTACCTGTACCTATACGATACTACGCTGCACACACTGGTAGATGGGGTGGTTCAGACAAGATCAACCTACAGAACCTACCTAGTAGAGGTGTGAATGGCAAGGTACTCAAAAGCAGTATTTGCGCCCCTGACGGATACAAGCTGATTGATTGTGATTCCTCTCAGATCGAAGCGCGGGTATTGGCTTGGCTTGCAGGGCAGGACGATCTAACTGAAGCGTTTGCCAACGGCGAAGATGTATACAAACAGATGGCGACCAAGATCTACGGGGAAGACGAAGCGGACATTACTAAAGACCAGCGATTTGTAGGAAAAACCACTATTCTAGGTGCTGGCTACGGCATGGGTGCGGTTAGGTTTAAAGATCAGTTAGCTACCTTTGGATTCGACATGGAGCTTGACGAAGCGAGGCGGGTAATACAAGTGTACAGGGGGAGTAATTGGAAGATCACTCACTTATGGCGGCAAGCACAGCACGTATTGAAATGCATGTACAACCATGATGGCGCTGAATTAGGACGGCAAGGGGCACTCTCTATATTAGATGGAGTCTACGCGATCAAGCTACCTTCTGGTTTGTACCTGCGCTATGGCGATTTACAAGTACAACAGGAAGAGCGGGGGCTACAGTATAGTTACCTCACCCGTGAGGGTAGGAAAAATATATACGGGGGTAAAGTAGTAGAGAACGTATGCCAAGCTATAGCGCGTTGTATAATAGCAGAGCAGATGTTAAAAATACCTAAGCAGTACAAAGTGGTTTTAACGGTACACGACTCCATCGTATGCTGCGTACCTGAGACAGAGGTTTCAGAGGCACAGCTATCTATAGAGGAAAGTATGCGGTGGGTACCCGATTGGGCTACAGGGCTACCACTAGACTGCGAGTCAGGTATAGGCGACAGCTACGGAGAATGTGAATGAGTAAAGTAATTGACATGGATACATGGCGAGAGGCACAGGCTGATAAGGCGGAGTTACTCACGGCTCTTATGGACTATAGGCTAGGAGAGTACGGGTTCGATGAAGACATAGAAGTAGAGTATCAACCAGACGAAACTGTTACTCATTTTATTGTAGCTAAAGACCGTACTGGCCCAGATTTCCTAAAGCTACGCGAAGAGTTAGATATGGAAGGTAGAAACTATACAGTAGTGTCTAAGCCCCCTAGAGAATTTGATCTATGAGTATTGCCCCTTGGTCGTTCAGTAAGATTAAAGCTTTCGAGCAATGCCCAAAGCAGTTCTATCACATGAAGGTACTCAAGGAGTACCAAGATAAAGAAACAGAAGCTATGCGTTATGGTACTCAGATGCATGAAGCAGCAGAGAACTATGTGCGAGACAAGACCCCCCTACATAAATCCTTTAAGTACGTGCAGTCTAGTTTGGATTCACTCATTGCGATCAAGGGTGAGAAACTATGTGAGCTTAAAATGGGGTTAACGGAGAGCCTAGAACCATGCGGGTTTAATTCAGATACAGTTTGGTGGCGTGGTATAGCAGACCTAGTGATATTAGATACTGACAACCACCTAGCGTGGGTTATAGATTACAAGACCGGAAAGTCTACAAGGTATGCAGACAAAGGGCAGCTAGAGCTAATGGCGCTAAGTATATTTAAACACTTTCCAGTAGTAGAAACAGTTAAAGCAGGGCTACTGTTCGTAGTCTGTAACGAACTAATCAAAGAAGAGTACACAAAACCATTACAAACAACACTGTGGGATAAGTGGACAGACGCATTTACTCAGATGAATACTGCATTTGAAGCAGACGTATGGAACGCAAAGCCTAGTGGCCTATGTAGGAATCATTGTGCAGTTATAGACTGCGCTCACAACGGGAGAAACTAATGCCATATACTAAGAAACCAAGACCTTATAAGAAAGAGTATCAGCAGCAAAAAGAAAGAGGTGAACACGCCAACCGTATGGAACGTCAAAAAGCTAGGCGTAAGATGGATAAGGAAAGCCCTGACAAAAACAAGAACGGCAAGGCTGACAAACGAGAAGGTAAAGATGTAAGCCACAAGAAGCCTCTCAGCAAGGGGGGTAAGAACAAAGATGGTGTCAAGGTAGAGAGCAGAGCAAAGAACAGAAGCCGTAACTACAAGAAGAAGAAGTAGTTCATGCAGATTGTAAAAGATAGAGCAGTACTGTTAACACTACGGAATCCAGAGAAAGTTACTGACATAATCCCCAAGAGTAAAAGGTTGAAAGACAACCAAGTGCTTGTTAACTGGGGGCTAGACGAGGTACAGGTACTTAACAACCTATCCATAAAAGTACCTTCTCCGATTCAATCCCAGTACGAATGGACGGGTAAGTACGAACCGTTTGAGCACCAGAAAAGCACAGCAGCCTTCTTAACATTAAATAAACGAGCCTTTTGTTTCAATGAACAAGGTACCGGCAAGACAGCATCTGCTATATGGGCGAGTGACTACCTGCTTAACCAAGGGTACATAAATAGAGTACTTGTTATATGCCCCCTGTCTATCATGGAGGCCGCATGGAGAGCAGATCTATTTACGTTTGCTATGCATCGTACTGTAGATGTAGCACATGGGGCTGCAGCTAAACGGAAGAAGATCATAGCTCAAGGCGCAGAGTACGTAGTCATTAACTATGACGGTGTAGAGATAGTAGCCGATGAGATCGCTAATGGCGGGTTTGACTTAATCATTGTCGATGAAGCCACACACTACAAGAATGCTCAGACCAAACGTTGGAAGACCCTTAGCAAGTTGATCGCTCATAATACATGGGTATGGATGATGACAGGTACCCCTGCGGCACAGTCCCCATTAGATGCCTACGGCATTGCTAAGATCATAAACCCCACTGCAGTACCTAAGTTCTTTAGCTCGTTCCGCGATCAAGTAATGGTAAAGATTACGCAGTTCAAGTGGGTACCCAAAGATTCTGCGGTAGACATAGTATACAAGGCACTACAGCCAGCTATAAGGTTCACTAAAGATGAATGTTTAGATCTCCCTGACATGGTGTATGTCAAACGAGAGGTTGAGTTAACGCGACAACAGAAGCAGTACTACCAACAGTTGCGGGACAAGATGGTCATACAAGCTGCAGGGGAGCAGATAACTACGCCTAACGCTGCGGTTAATATGAATAAGCTACTGCAAATATCTTGTGGGGCGGTTTATACAGATAACGGAGAAACATTAGAGTTTGATATCAAGCACAGGTACAAAGTTCTTAGGGAGGTTATAGACGAGTCCAGTAAGAAAATACTAGTGTTCGTCCCGTTCAAGCATGTCATAGATATCTTAGTATCTAAGCTAGAAGGTGAAGGTATCACTACTGAAGTAATACGTGGGGATGTTTCAGCGGCTAAACGTACTGATATATTTAAACGATTCCAAACTATGGACGACCCCAAGGTGCTTGTTATCCAACCCCAAGCTGCAGCGCATGGCGTTACGCTCACAGCAGCTAACACGGTAGTGTGGTGGGGGCCGACTAGTTCCTTAGAAACTTACCTACAAGCGAATGCTAGGGTACACAGATCAGGACAAGACCATAAATGTACGGTAGTACAGTTACAAAGTTCTGACGTAGAGAAGCGTATATACTCACTACTCGATAATAGAATTAACGTACACACAAAAATAGTTGATTTATACAAAGATTTGCTTGACTAGCATACAATTAGGAACTAAAGTCTAGTTTCCCCGATTGTCGGGTGCAAGGAGAAAAAGATGGACACCGAAAGCGCAAGCTTACCTAAGCTTGTCAAGGCATACCGCGCCCTGAGAACTGCACGTGCTGAATTAAAAACGGTTTGGGAGGATAAAGATAAGGTATTAGGTAGTAAGCAGGAGTCTATACAGAAGGCATTGCTAGAGCATTGTAATACTAATGACGTTACATCTGTTAAGACCGAAGAAGGAACTTTCTATAGAAAGAAGAAAGTCAATTACTGGTGTAGTGATTGGACTAGCTTTCATAAATGGGTTCTAGCTAACGAAATACCTGAAGTCCTACAAAAACGAATAAGTCAGGACAACCTGAAAGAGTATCTTACAGAGAGTGGAGATATCCCTATCGGGCTACAGTCAGACGCGGTGTACACAATCAATGTACAGAAACCACGAGGATCGTGATGAATCAAGAATACGTAAAAATAGGCGATGTCGCTAAAGAGTTTTCAGTCAGCGTATCTACAATAAGGAAGTGGCTTAGGGAAGATAAGATACCTAGAAATACTTACATAAAGGCTGGCAGGACGTATAGGTTCAACCTTGAGGCTGTAACAACGGCTCTACGTGGAGGCCCACTTACCCTTGAGCAGACAACTTTAGCTAGAGGGTTGGGTTTACACCCTAGTACACCAGTACCTACAGGTATAGCTGCACTTGATGAAGATTTCTAATGGATAGGATAAGCATTAAGGGTAAAGTTTTTAGCTTCGATACTGAAGATCAGGTACACGCTATTACTGTGGTCATTGTTAATGCCGCTAAAATTCAACGTGCTTACTACTCCGGTTCTTTTGACGCTAATGCTCCACAAACTCCGGTTTGTTGGTCTGCAGATACGCAAGTACCTAGTGCAGATGTACCTGAGATGCAGTCTAAACGGT